AGATCAAGCAGATTGATCCGGACTATATCAAGGGCCTTAAATTTCATTACGCCGAAAAGAAGATGGTAGAAAAAGACGGCAAAATGACATGGGAATACAAACCCATTGAGAGAGATCTGACGGTCGATGATATCATCGGCGCAAGCGACTATGGAGACTATTTAAATATTGTGACGGGTGATGGCCAGCGATACCGCATCGAGAAAAAGAGGGAGAAGAAGGGGAGGTAATTATGCCATACAAAACCATAGAAGAGCTGCCGGAAGAGGTAAAGTCTCTTCCGGATCATGCCCAGGAGATCTGGATGGCGGCCTTCAATTCCGCTTGGGAAGAGTATGAAGGCGATGAAGAAAAATGTTTTGCCGTGGCCTGGGCTGCCGTAAAGGAAAAGTATGAACAGGACGAGGAGGGGAAGTGGCGACTTAAGACGCCGGAGGAAAAGCCGAAACATTCTGAGGAAAATTCTGCAATCATCAATGTTGATGCGAGGCTAAGATCGAGCATCGGCGAAGGAGACGAGGCAGGATATAAATGGAGGGTTCAGATTATCAATTTCGGGCCTGACCGGCAGGGGAATATATACTGGGATCCAAACGTCATTCGATCAGCCATTTCTTTATACAACGGCGCCAAGGTCTTTGCGTTAAGCGAGGCCCAGCACCAGGCCCATCCCCATCCTTATGGAAAATCGGTCCGGGACTTGGTGGGCTGGATCGAAGAGGTCAAAGAGAATGAAACAGGACTCGAAGGGACTTTCCATATCCTCAAATCGGCGAAGTGGCTCAAAGAAATGATTGTAGACAGCTTTGAGAGGGGGAACCCGGATCTTATCGGGCTCAGCGTTGATGTCGGAGGGAAGTTTGGGACGAAAATCGTCGACGGGAAAAGGATGAAAACCCCTGTTGAGATTTCAAATGTCATGGTTGATGTGGTTTATGAACCCGCGGCAGGAGGAAGATTTTTGAGGCTTGCGGCGGCATTAAAAAATGAAAAGGAGGAAGAAAAAATGGAAGAACAAGTTTTTAAAGATGAACTCGAAAGGGTCAAAAAGACAGCGGAAGATCTGAGGGTTCTGGCCTGCTCACTAACCCTGAAAGATGAACTCCGGGATTCTGGGCTTTCTGATCTTTCGCAGGCAAAGATCAGGAAACAGTTTGATGGAAAAATTTTTGAGACCGAAGCGCTCAGGGCCGCGATCAGAGAAGAGAAGGAGTATGTGGACAAGCTCACCGGCTCAGGTTCTGTCAAAGGGGCGGGCGATGTGAAAGTGGTAAAAGACGAAATGGACTTAAAGCTCCAGATGTTAGAAGACTTCTGGGAAAGGAAAGTGCATAGCTTCAAGGCCTGCTATGTCGGAATCACGGGCGATGAGAAGATTACCGGGCGCATTGACCAGGCCGTAAGGCTCCGTGGAAGTCTGATGACCACCTCGTGGGCTGAGATCTTCGGCGACAGCGTCACGCGGAAGATGGTCAAGGAATATGTGGAGGCCGGACTGGATGACTGGCGAAAGATCGTTGATGTTGTTCCGATCTCTGACTTCAGGACTCAGCGGAGGGTGAGATTCGGTGGGTATGGCAATCTTCCCACTGTTGCGCAAGGCGGGCCCTATACCGCCCTGACCTCTCCTGGAGATGAGGAAGCCACCTATGCGGCAATCAAAAGGGGCGGGACAGAGGATATTACGATTGAGATGATCAAGAACGATGATGTCGGCGCGATTCGTCGGATACCGCAGAGACTCGGGAGGGCGGCGGCAAGAACCATCTATGAGTTTGTCTTTGACTTCATCGCCACAAATCCCGTGATCTATGACTCGGTGAATCTCTTTCACGCCACGCACGGCAATCTTGGGTCGGCCCCCCTGAGCTCAACGTCGCTTTATGACGGGCGGACCCGGATGATCAAGCAAGCGGAGATGAGTTCTGGGAAGAGGCTCGGGCTCCTTCCCAAGTATATTCTCGTTCCGCCGGAGCTTGCCAAAACGGCCTGGGATCTTATCACAGCGCCAGACCTGGGACAGTATCAACCCACAGCGCCGGATTTTATTAAGAAGTGGAGGCTGGAGATGATCGAGGTCGTTTATTGGACGGACCCCAATAACTGGTATCTCAGCGCCAATCCGGCAGATTGTCCGACCATTGAGATCGGGTTTATAGATGGGGAGGAAAATCCGGAACTCTTTGTTCAGGATTTGCCGACCGTTGGGTCAATGTTTAATAACGACAAGCTCACATACAAAATCCGCCATGTCTATGGCGGAGCAGTGATCGATTACCGGGGACTGGACGGGTCGATTGTAGCATAACCAAAAACAGATGCTTCCCTGTTTGACGCAGGGGAGCATCCATAGGGACAGCCTCTTTTTGAGGGGCTGTCCCTTAAACAGGGGAGTTAAGGTTGGCCTATCATTATTATCAATTTAAGTCGAAGGTCTCCGAGATCGTGCGGGATGACGCAGGAAAACTGACTGATCTTGATCGAGACAATTTTATTCAGGAGGCGGTGAAAATCTATTCGAAACACCGTCCCCGCGAAGTTATTAAAGACATCGCTGGAAGCGGAGCTTATGATTATTCGATCTCAATCCATCTTGTCTCGTGGGTTAAAGGCTTTTCGCAAATTAAGCGCATTGAATATCCGGCTGATGAGCGGGAGCCCATTTACGTGGATGAAGAAGATTATATGGTCTATGAGAATGAAACAGGCCAGTTCATTCGTTTTCTTAAGGACAATCCCTCATCCGGCGAAAAGATGAGGATTACCTATACGGCCCTTCATCTGCTATCTGAAACGGAGAATACGATCCCCGCGTCTGACGAAGATGCGGTCTGCAATCTTGCGGCAAGTCTCTGCTCCGGCGCGCTCGCATCTTATTATGCGCAGACCTCTGATGCAACCATCGGGGCAGACAGCGTCAACTACCGGACCAAAAGCCAGGAGTATGGCGCAAGGGCGAAGATGCAGAAACAGATCTACCTGGATCATCTCGGAATCAAGGAAGGGGAGACAACTCCATCGAGCGCCATCGGAGGAGAACATGTCTCTTCGAGAAGGAAAGGAAGTCTGACACATTGATTGATTATAAGGTTGAGGTCGAATGGCCCAACAAAGAAGTCTTTGAGAAATCTCCAGAGATTTTTAAGGAAGAGAAGAGGGCCGTTCTTTACGAGGCAGGGCTGGTTCTTGAAAAAGAGGTGATAGCACGGACGCCTGTGGGCGTTACAGGGCTATTAAGGAAGACGATTGCGGCTCAACTTATCGGAGACAGGGTTGAGGTCGGAACTCCGCTGGAATATGCAGAGCCTGTGGAGTATGGGACCAGGCCTCACTGGGCGCCGCTTGAAGCGCTTGAACTCTGGGGGCTGAGAAAGCTCGGAGACGTAGAGGCAGGCCGGAAGGTCTGGTATTCCATTGCCCAAAAAGGGACGAGGCCGGCTTTGATGTTCACGAGGGGTTTGGCGGCAAGCTATGTAAAGATTGAAAATATTCTGAAATCGGTTGGCGAACGGATCGCCGCGAGGTTTAAATGAGCGTTGCCAACATTCGAACTCAGATAAAAATAATTCTTGAATCGGTGGCCGGCATCGGCGTGGTCCATGATTACGAGCGATGGGCTGTGGACTGGGCAAAGGCGCTTCAATTATTTAAACCATCTAATCAGGATAAGATCAACGGCTGGATGATCACGAGGACAAAGACGCAGGAATGGGTCGATACGTTTAACCGGAATTTTTCTCTTCATCATTTCTTAATCCGAGGCGTCTACAGCCTGGATGACGCAGGCGCTTCGGAGAAGATTTTTCAGGACCTGATCGAAGCTGTCCGCGATAAATTCAGGACAAATTATAATCTCAACGGTTCATGCGAATCGATCTATCCTGATACCGGTCCTCCTTATGAGGGAAGGGCAGGGGTGCAGGTTGATCTCATCGAGGTGAGAACGTTCGGAGGAGTGCTCTGCCACTACTGCGAGCTTTCGCTCTATGCGAAGGAAAGGATTATTTATTAAGGGAGGCAATCATGAGCGAAGAAAAAAAAGACCCGAACTCGTTTGTCATGACGGTCAGAAAGGCAACGACCTATATCGTTGATAAGGATGGAAATGAGATCGAACAATCTTCCACCGCCTCTCCCCCGGCAGGAGAGGACGAGGGCGAGAGGGATAAGGAGGAGTAAAAGATGGGACGTATACTACATCGCACACAGATAGCGGCTAAACTCGAAGCCACTGAATTTACAAAAGAAACTCTGGCGGCGACAGACGCTTTCCTGGCTTTCAATCCTGTATGGACTCCCGCCATTGAAATGCACGGGAGAGATCCGGTGAGGGAATCTTTTTCAAAATATCCGAGTATCTCGGGAAGCCGATCTGCAAAAATCGCCTCTGATGTTGAGTTGGTCTGCTCCGGCACGGCAGGCACCGCTCCCCTCTGGGGAAGACTGATGAA